GTCGGAGAACACGACGATCTTCACTCGGCCCTCCGGTTCACCGCCGCCGCGTACCCGGCCTCGAACGCGATGACCTTCCGATCATCAACGTCGTCACCGACCCATGAGGTTCGTGCGACGTAATCCTCGAACGCCGTGTCGACGACCGCGGTCTCGTCGGCCGATGGCTCGATCAGCCACTGCCGGCTCCTCTGGTGCTCCTCGCGACCGGTGTTGACGTCCTTCTCAATGTACAGCACGCAGAGGAAGATCATCCCGGCACGCGTAGACACGCTGAACACACGGTCAAGGCACTCGATCTTGGCGACGATCGCCATGATGCGATCGACATTGTTCTGCAGACTCGGCATCCTCTTCTCCTCTTGGTACTCGCCGGCTATCCTACACCATCTCAGTTGACAATGTCAACAAGAACTACCTCTTCCCGACCACCACCCTCTTCTTCACCGGCTTCGCTTCGACCTGCTTCTCCACCGATAACTTGCCGACCGCGATCAGCTCGTAGACTCCGATCGGTTCGTCGGCGTACTCCTCGGAGATCTCCTCCGGCGTCTCAGACACACCGATGAAGTCGTCGTCCACGCGCAACGCGAGGAGTGTCTTCGGCCACCTCTTCTTCGCCATCACTTCACCTCGCGTACTTGACCGTGGCTGATGACGTAGTCGGTTGCCTCGACCGCGTCCAACTCGGTCACGTCCATGATGGCCTGGCAAAAGTTCGCCAGGTTCGGCTTGACGTCGTGGAGCACGAGGGTGAACTCCGTGCCATCTCCACACTCCTTCATCTGGTCCTTGAGGAGTGACTTCGAGCTGCCGGCAATCTTGGTCGGTGGGTCGACGTCCGTTCGGTGCGCAACGTAGAACTTCATCTTGATCCTCCTCTACTTCTTGAGCATCGGTTTCTGACGCTCGCTCTTGGTGAACGGAAACTTCGTCTTCCTGAAGCGCTCGTGGAATGCCTTCCCGATGCTCGGGGCTGTGATGACGAGAGCGAAGGCAGCGATCGGCACGTTCTCGTAGCGGTAGACGATCTCGGGTGTCGACTTGAACACCACTTCCATCGCACCGAACTGGATGCCCTTGTAGGTGTTGTTGTCGAACCCGATCGACTCGATGATGTCGCTGTCGGTGACGATCAGGTGGCGCATCAGGGCACCATCCTGCACATGATAGTGCGTTGGTCGACTACCACGGGTCGGTCTCGATCGTTGCAGTAGATGACTCCGAAGATCTCTCCGGGCTGGAATGGGCCGTCTGCGGTGTCTCTCCTGCAGCTGTAGCTGCCGTCTCGCCTGACGCCCTCGTTGTGCCATCGATCTGGGCATCGACCAGCGTGTGGACGCAGCACCAGCGACGACATAAGCACGAGCAGCGTGACCGCGACATAGACGCCTCCGTCAGTCATCGGCGCCACCGAAGTCCGGGTCGCCGTAGACCTTCGCGAACCCGCGGTTCGGCTGTAGGTCGCAGTAGACGTCGCGGAACGGAGGAGCCACCTTGTTCTTCACCGTACGCACCCGGATGCGCCGGCCGGTCACACGGTCACCCTTGCGTTGGGTCTTCATGTTCGTCAGCTCGAACCTGACGCTCGCGTAGAACTTGAGCGCCTGACCACCCGACGTTGTCTTCGGGTTCCCGAACCGGACGCCGATCTTGATCCGGATCTGGTTGATGAAGACCAGGAGCACGTCGCGCTTCGCGACGGTACCGGTGAGCACGCGGAGGGCACGAGACATCAGCGCGGCCTGTCGTGCCGGCTGCTGGTTCTCCTCGAAGTCCACGCCGGCCTCCATCTCCGCCTCCGGCACGAGCGCGGACACCGAGTCGACCACGATGCACCCGAACAGGCCGCTGTCGGCCAACGAGTTGACCACCGTCAACGCACGCTCACCGCCGGAGTCCGGCTGGGAGAGCTTGAGCGTCGACAGGTCGACGCCCAGCTTCTTCGCGTACCGGACGTCGAGCGCGTGCTCGGCGTCCACGTACGCGCACGTGTGGCCTGCCTTCTGGAAGGCCGCGACGATCTGGAGCGCCATGCTGGTCTTGCCGACGCTCTCCTCTCCGAAGATCTCGATGATGCGCCCACGCGGCCAGCCGAGCCCAGAACCAGGGACCGTGCGAGCTTCCGAGTCGGTCTCGCCGGTGATGAGGTCGTCCATCTCCTGCCAGCCGCTCGGCACGACGCTGATGTTCGTCGCGCGAGAGCCGCTGGCGATCGTGGTGAAGACGTCGTCCTTGTACTTCTTCTTCAGCTTGTCGAAGAGGACGGCGAGCTTCTTGTCCTTCGCCTTGTCGACCTTCGGAGGCTCCACCACCGTCACAGACAGCTTGCTGTGAGCAATGCGCATCGCGCGGATCTCCTGGTCCCTGGTCTTGGGCTTGGCTTTTGGCATGGCTACCAGCGATCGCCCTTCTGGTTCCGCTTGGAGGCGAGCTTGGACTTCTTGACCTTCACCGGCTCGTCCTCGTCGTCATCGGAGTCCTCGTCCTCGTCGTCGTCGCTACGCGTGCGGCGCTTCTTGCTTCCGCTGTTGCTCGAATCATCGTCGCTGTCCTCATCGTCATCGTCACCGTCGTCGGAGCCCTTGTTGAGGTCGATGCCCTTCATGATGGCGATGACCTCCTCCTTCGAGTACGCCTTGCCGGGCGCTTGTTCGAGGTCGTGGAGCGCCTCCTTGATGTCGTCCCATGCGTCGGAGATGTCCGTGATCTTGTCCGCCGGGAACACCTTGTACTCGATGTTGCGACGGTCGCGACCACCCTTCTTCTCCTTCTTGATGTTCATCCACCGACCACTCTCGGGATCGGTGAAGTCACCGATCGCCGTGTCGTCGCCGACGTAGTAGTTCAGAAGCTGGCTCCAGACCTGCGTGCCGAACGCGAGGATCTTCACCTCGGCGTCACCGTCGTCGTCGAGCACGAGCACGTTCGAGTAGTACTGGTGGCGCGGGACGTACTTGTCCTTCATCCGCTTCCACTCGTCGCGGCCGTCCTGGTCACCCTTCGCGTACTCGCTGTTGATGCGGGCCTGCTCGCGGAGGAACTTCTTGCACAGCGGACACTTCGTACCGGGCTCCGGCAGCCCACGCTCCTCGTTGATGTGGTCCTCGTCGATGCAGCGCACCGCGCGCTGGTTCGGGCCGATGTTGAAGTGCGTCCAGCCCTCCGTGTAGAACTTGCGCTCGCCGGGGCGCGGCAGGATGCGCCGCATGTTCTTGCCGTCGCCGAGCTTGTCCCAGTCGGTCGCGCCGCCACCTCCGCCCTTCGAGCGGGTCTTGTGCTTGCGGAACGCCTCGCGCATGTCGTCGAGGTCTTCCTCGTTGTCTTGCTTCTTCTTGCTCGTCTTGCTCGTCTTGTTCATCTTCGCCACAGGTAGCTCCTTCGTTCAGGTTTGTTCAGGATCGTCAGGCCAACACGGCTCGTCGATCACATTTCGATTTCGTCATCGTCATCGTCATCGATATCATTGGATGGCACGACGTTCTTAGCCATGCGCTCCATCTGCTTCGCCGCGTCCTTGAATCCAGCGACTTGGAGATCAGCGGCTAGCGACGTCATGCGCTCGCGGACCGAGACGATGTTGCTGACCGCGGTGGTGACGCGGATACGTTCCGATTCGAGCGCAGCGCCGATTCGCTTCGCGAAGTCGCCCGGCATCTCGCCGTCGTTCATCGTCAGCTTCACGATGCTGATGCGACGCTTCCGTTCATATCTCTTCCTGGCGTTCTCGTCGATGAGGTGGGTGATGATCCCTACCTCAGTCTCGATGCCGTTCTTAGCACTGGTCATATGTCGTCTCCTCTTAGTTGCCTACATCGAATCTTTGGTACCGCGCTCCATCAGCGCAGTCTTCGTCAGCCCCATCAGGCTCCATCGCTTCTCTGCAATCGCCTCGACGGCGCTCTTGAGCCTCTGGTGCATGGTCTCCGCGTCCATGCGCTCGCGGTACGCCTTGCGCATCCTCGGTTGCTTCTTCACCGCCATCTTGATGGTGGTCTCGGTGGCCTTCGGGTTCTTCTCGCGCAGCTCGCCGTAGAGGTCCTCCTCCGCGTTGTGCTCGTCGTGCATAGCCTCGCGCAGGCGAGCACCCGCGTGGTCGCGCAGCGCCATGTACCAGCTCAGGAGGGCTGGCAGGCGACGCAGCTCCTTGTCGAGGTCGGAGCTGATCTTGGCATCGCGCTGCGGGTCCACCTCGATGACCTTGTTGGTCGACGGGTGGATCGCCTGGATCGGGCCGGAGGTTCGCCTCTCCCAGAACTTCATGACGCCGAGCCTCGCACAGGGATCTGACGTCGGGATTCCAGCAGCTCGTCCAGCGTCTTGAGGATCTTGCTGTTCCACACCGGCTTCTCCAGCCAAGGCACGTGATCAGCGACGTCGGGTTGAGTGCCGGACACGAACAGGAACCGATTCTCCAAGCCTGGCTGCATCGACTTCGCCAGCTCGTAGACCTGCCCACCATTGCCTCCATCCCCGAGGTCCCAGTCGCTCACCACAACATCGAACTGGAACGTCTCCAGCGCGATGCGAGCACGCGTGACGTCAGGGACGGAGGTCACCTCGTAGCCACCGATCTTGAGACCGCGTGTCACCGGTCCGCGGACCTTGTCGTCATCCTCCACGTACAGGAGGTGGTAGCCGTCGTAGTCCTTCACGATTGCTCCTTGACCTTGAAGGTCTCCGACGTGACGTGGTCCTCCATCCAATACCCGCCAAGCTCGTCGGCCATGTTCACGGCCATCTGCTTGGCGACATCCCCATTCTCTGCCTCGACCTCGACGACCGCGCGATGCTCGATCTCGCGAGTGATCGTCACCTCATACTTACGCAGGGCATTCACCGGCTTGTTGGGTGACACGTCAGCCACAACTGCATCAGCGAGCGCCTCCTGGATGTACTTCATGGCTTGCTTCACCGTGCAGCCGAGCTTCAGCGCGATCCAGTCCGCCTTGCTTGTTCGGGTCTTCGAGCGATCGTTGAGCCTCTCGTACCCTTCCAAGCCAGCCTTCACGAATGCGATGCGATCCTTCTTGTTCATCTCCTCTTGCTCCTCTTCTTCTCTACGGTTTGGCGGTGAGCCAGTTGTCGCCGATCGCTCCTTCTACGGCAAGCGGTACTTCCATCTGGTCGGCATACGGCTTCTTCATCAGGACGATCTGTCGTTCGAGGGCGTGCGCGCTCGTGCTGCCAGGCGCCTCGGCCACGACCTCGTCGTGAACTGGAAACAGCGGCGCTGCGCGGCGCTCGATCATCTCCGGGTCCGTGCGGATCAGGTTCATCGCCTCCTTGACGATGTCGGCCTCGGTGCCTTGGGCGGGCGTGTTCGTGCACACGCGCTCGCCGTGCTTGATCATGTTCTTGCGCTTCTCGTCGTCCTGGATGTACCTGCCGGATCGGTCGCAACCCTGCAGCATCTTCTGCACGTGCCCACGTCGACCCGCGATCGTCGGCACCCAGCCGTGCTCGTAGCCGTGGTCGATCATGAACTTCTGGTAGACCGCGATCTCTGGGTACAGCTCGTACCAGTCGTCGTAGTGGCGCTTGCACTCCTCCAGCTGTTCCTCGTCGCCAGGATCACGTCCCGTGTTGTAGGCGAGCGTCCACGGCGATCCGAGGAAGATGAGCGCGAAGTTCGTGTTCTTCGCGTACGTGTACTGGTCGGGGAAGAGGGACTTCACCATTCCCCAGTTGTCCATCGTGAAGTCCTTGAGCGCGAACGTCTTGTTCTCGCCGTGGAACTTCTTCCACTCACCCTTCTTGTCCTTGCACGTGTACGAGTCGCACTTGTGCGGCTTCGCATGCTTGAACATCTGGATCGTTGTGTAGACGTGCACGGCGCTCGGCGTCCCGTACTTCTTCATCACGTCGACCATCGCGGACTGTGGCTTCGTGGGCAGCTTCGCCACGAAGTTCGCCACGATGACGAGGTGGAAGCCCGAGTAATCCGCGACGAGCAGCTTGTGGTCCTCGGTGGCTTCGTCACCCCACGCGGTAACCTCACCCTTCCGCGGTGCTCTAAACGCGCCGCGGATCCCGTCCGGGTCCTTCTCCTTGCGGGCAGGGATGTTCTGGACGTTCGCGCCGGCCTTCTTCTTCTGGATCGTCGTCTTCACCACACCGCTCTTGAGCGTGCGGTTCACCTCGACGAGCACGTCGAACTTACGCGAGCTGATGCGGCCCGACGTCTTGCCGCCGATCTGGTTGAGATCGGAACGCAGCCGACCGTCGTCACTGAGCCCATTGAGGATGCCCGTCAGGAAGGTGCCCTTCATGGTGCTCGCGTTGTTGAATGCAAGCTTCACCTCGGCCAGCTCCAGCTTGTGCTTCTGGAGCCACCACGTGAGGACCTCCTTGTCCATCGCAGGCTCGCCGGTCTTCTCGCTCCTATTCTCGGGATGTTCAGGCCAACCCCACTCGCCGAGCAGCAGCTTCTTCATCTGCGGACCCGAGCGCAGGTTCAGCTTCGGGTTACCGGCCGCGGTGCGGAAGCAGTGCTCCGCGCGCATGATGCGGATCTCCTGCTTGCGAAGAATCTTGCGGAGCGTCGGCTGGTCGATAAGCGCGCCCGAGTCCTCGCACTGCATGAGGGTGAGCGTAAACGGGCGGTCGACGTTCACGTACGTCTGCCAGTAACCGGTGCGTTTCAGCTCTGAGCGATGACCGACAGCGAGGCGCTGTGTGCCCTCGGCGTCGTCGCCAGCGTAATCGAGCATCAGCTGAAACCAGTCCTCTGCGGTGCGCGCTCCGGTCGTGTGCTCTCCCTTCGAACCACCCCACTTGAGGATGGCGCCTGCGAGCGCCTCGGGTGGTAGATCATCGAGCACCTGCCTCGGGTTCATGACGATCGCCTTCTTCTTGCCCGGAGGCACGTAGACGAAGGTCTGCCCGTACTCGCGGCGATACCACTTCAGGAAGTGGAACATCTGGGCCTTGAGGCCGTGCAGGAGCAACGTCTCATCGACGAGCACACCGGCGACCATGACGTCGATGTAGAAGCTGTCGGCGAGGTACTTGCGCTTGAACCCAAGCGCCTCCAGCGTCTCGACGTCCTCCTTGTAGTTCTGGTAGGCGAGCTTGGTCTGCTTGTCGCAGAGCCAGTCGCCGAAGAACTCCTTGACCAGCTCGGCACGCACGACACGTCGGATCCCTTTGCCCCATGAGTAGGACATCAGGACCGGCTCGTGCGTCATCGGAACGAACTCGGTGTCGACCGCGGTCACCTTCCCTTCGAGGTAGGCATCCTTGTACAGCTCGTCCATCAGCCGACGTGCCTGCTTAGGCGTGTCGGCGAAGATGACGGGTGGGCGTACCTTCTTCATCAGATCAGCTTCTCCGTCGCTTCTGGATTCGGAGCATGCAGGGCCGACAAACACGACGTTTCCGGCCATTCGGTTTCATCTGGACGTACCAATCGTTGTGACCATGCTTGCAGCGCTTCTTCGCAGCGTTGCGTGCACCCACACCTCGACCACGCATCGTGTTCACAACATGCGTGACTGGTGTGACATGGTTTGGGTGCACGCAACGCCGCCTACGGCACAGATGATCTAGTGTCATCCCACGCGGGATCCGTTCGACCAGCTGCTCGTAGACGACGCGGTGAACGAGCGTTGACATGCCAGGCGCGGTGAACGCCTGAGTGTAACTGTTGCTAAGTGTGGCACCTGTCCACACCCAACAGCAACGCCATCCCTAGCATCAGCCACGTAGCTTGATCTTGATCTTCTTCTTGCCGTCGGACTTCTTGTCGCCCTTGTCCTTCTTCTTCTTGGAGGTCTTCTGCTCCTCCTCTTCGTCCTCGTCGGAATCCTCGTCCTCGTCGGAATCATCGTCGTCGTCCTCGTCTTCGTCCTCTTCTTCCTCGTCGTCGTCCTCCGACTTGGTCTCCTCCTCGTCCTCGTCTTCGTCCTCCTCGTCGTCAGCCTTCGACTTGGACTTCTTGCTCGCCTTGCCAGCCGTCACCGCCGTGACCTTCGCGTCGCCGACGACACGCAGGATGCCCAACGACATGCCGATCACACCCTCGGCCGTCTTCGTCGCTGACGCCGTCGCGTCCTTCTCGTCTCCAGCTTCGACGATCACAGCCAGGGTCGTCGGCAGAGTCACCACGTACAGATTCTTCTTCGCCACAGTCTTCTCCTTGGTTTGGTTTCCAGAAACATCGAGATATGGCAGCTCAAGCTGCCGCATCAATTTACGAGTCACAGGTCGTAGCCGGCGTTGCGCAGCTCGGTCTTGTTCTTCTCGCTGAGGTCGACGTCGAGCTTGATGATGCCCTCCTTGGGATCACGCATCGACGTCACGAACTTCATGAATTGGCCGTCGCTGTCGATGTCGAAGTCCTCCTCGACGATCGCGCGCAGCTCCTGTAGCGTCTCCGGCTGGTTGTCGAGGACGTTCTGGAGCGTGTTATGGTAGTCGTCGCCCTTCGGGTTCGGGTTCTTGACGTCGCGCACGAACACGAGACGGCCCGGCTTGTACTTCGTCACCGGGGTGATCTTCACCTTCGCCTCCACCTTCTCGGGCTCCGGGTCTGGCATCGCCTTGTCGAGGTCGCGGGCGCCGTCCTTCACGTTCTTGAGGAACGTGGTGATGCACGTCTGACTGTCCTTGCAACGCACGCAGGAGACGTCAGAGAGGTCGATGAAGAGGCCGATACAGTCACGCTTCAGGATCGTGACGAGCTTCTCTGGAACGATGCTCTCCAGCTTCTTCATCACGTTCGGCGGAGGCAGCTTCTGCAGCGCCTCGTTGATCTTCTTCTGGAGTGCTTCGTCGGTATCACTCTTGAACACCTTGATGTCGGTGCCCATGTCCTTGAGCTGTGACACGACGGCCTTGAGCGCCTTGCGGTCCATGGTCTCCTCCGGTTTTGCCTTCGCCGTCTTCGGCACGTGCTTCTGCTTCTTGACGGTCTTCGACTTCTTCTTCGTCTTCTTCACGTTGGTCTCCTAGTTGACCCGCTTCAGCACGATCAGGTCGTAGAGCCCGTCGGCTCGTGTGTCGATCATCAGACGATGGTCGGCGTCTTGACCGTTCTTCTTGAGAGCACGTTCGGTCAGCTCGCGTATCGACTCGGCTGCCTCCAGCGTGAGGCCGCGAACGGACTGGTCCGTCTCTCGGTAGTTGCTCAGGTCCTCTTCTGTCATCTGCTCTTGATCCTCGAACATATCTTACAGCTTCGCGTTGACGTTGTCAACAAAAAATGGCAGGTCGACAAGCTACTAGGTCAACACACCAATTGCAAGCAATCAAGCATGCCTTCAGCTCGGGCGTTCCAGACGGCCGATCAGGTACGCGCGTCGAGCGCCAGATGTGTCGAGCACTGGTGACGCACGCTCCATCTCCAGCAGCTCGTCCTTGGTGTGCTCGTCGGGATCTCGTGCATCGGGCAGCTCCACGACGCGCACCCGCCACAAGTCCGATAGTCGGTCCGCCAGGGCGCGAGCCTTATCGATCGCGTCGCGGTCCCACATGATGATGATCTCGCTCGCCGCGGTGCGCATCAGCAGCTCCAGCTGGTACTGGGAGAGCGACGTGCCGAACGTAGCCACCGCCGACTTGCCGACATGGACCGCGTCGAGCACGCCCTCCACGATGCGGATCGTCTCGCAGAACCGAGCGCGGTCGTAGTTGAACAGGTGACGGCCCGGCTTGGCACCCTTCGGATAGAGCGTCTTCTTGACACCCTTGGGCGGTTTCGCCTTCATGTAGCGAGCCACGAAGAACACCACTTTCCCATCGCGGTGCGCCGGGATGATCATGCGGTTCGCGAAGTACCCGTCGTCGCACCAGCCGATCCCGTAGCGGTGCGCCTTCTTCGGACCGATGCCGCGCTGCATGAAGTACGGCAGGCGTGGAACGTCGCTGCCGTACGCGATGAACTCGTCGGGCAGCGGAATGACGACGTCGTTGTCATTCCACAGCTCGACCTCGCCCATCAGCCGGTCCTCGACGAGACGTCGCAAGTCGATGAGAGGCTCGTTGCCCTTCTGAAACTTGGCGATCAGCTCCAGCGCTGCGAACGTGTCGCAGTCTTCCAAGCGACGCACGAGCGAGAGCGCCGTACGGCCTGAGTCACCGCAGAAGAAGCACTGCCACGCCGGTGAGCGGATGTCGTCGCGGTCTACGGTGAGCACCCACAGCTTGGCCTTGTCGCAGTGCGGGCACGTCACGATGAGGTTGCCTGAACTGCGTGCGGCGTCGGACTGCACACTGAGCACGTAGCGCTCGGTGTCGAAGGCTCGGTCTATGGCTCGGAGGTTGAGCACTACTTGTTCCGCTCCTCAGGCGTTAGCACGGCACCCTGACAGCAAGTGCAGATCCCGTTGATGCCGATCGTGATGCCGGTGCACCCACATGCTGCGAGCATCAGGTTGTGGTGCGTGATCGCACGCAGGTAGCGCTTGCTACCTTCCTTGGTGCGCTTGTCGCTGATGCGACCCGGAGTCGGGTACGGGCCGAACCTGTTCGCGGGTCGGTACTCAGCCACCGATCGCTCCCATGACTTCTGCCTTGCTGAGCTTGACCGGACCACCGAGAGATGACGAAGGACCTGATCAAGGCTCAGGACGCGCTCCACTCGGCGTTCCAGACCGTGTGCCGTGTTCACGGTTGCTTCTCCTGTTGTGTGTCCTGCTGTGGTCCCTCGTTCTTCGCCGGGTTCTTATGCGACTCGATCTCCGCTTCGAGCTTCTCTGCGCGCTGGATGAGCTTCGCGTTGTCGTCACGCAGCCGACGGATGGTGTGCTCCTGCCACTCCCTCGCGTTCTTCGGCATCGCGGAGTCGTACTCCGCGCGCGTCATCCGCGTCCCGGCGACGCCGAGCACGCGGTCCGTCTTGCCATAGTCGTTCACCCAGTTTCGCCACGTCTTGAAGAGGTCCGGCTCGAAGTTCTCAACCTCGGCCACGGTCGTCTTCCGCGCGTCGATGGCCTTCTGTGTCTGGAGGAGCCACTGCCGCCAGAACTCCGACAGCTCGTGCAGCTGCAGCACCAGCGGAGCGTCGGCGCGCAGCATGTCGATGAACGTCGCCTGCATCGCGTTGACGCGTTCGAGGTACGTGATCTTGAGGTCTGTCTCCGACATGCGCTTGGCCTGCATGCCAATCAGCTCTGAGGTGAGGCTGAGCTTGTGGACGTTCTTCGCGTTCTCTGCGATCGCCTCGGTGTAGCTTTCCTCGCGAGCGACAAACGCGTCGTACTCCTCGCGCGCGAGCGACACGTGACCGTTGTGATTGTTGTGGCCGTTGGTGGTGGTCTTCTTCGGTGGCATCTGTGCTCCTCAGCCGATGGTGCGGATGTCGATTCGCGCCCAGTCTAGACGAACTTTCCATTCGGACTTCGCAGAACCGAAGCGATTCTTTCCGATGTAGAAGCGTCCCACTCCTTGGCGATGCTCCTCTCTTGTCTGCTGTAGGATCAGCACGACGTCGGAGACCATGACCTTCTTGGCCGAGTCGGCGATCTGGTCCCAGTCGACGTGTTCCTTGTGCAGGGCGCCACGCTGCGTCTGGCTCGCTGTGGCCACCGGAGCCCGGACGTCGTAGCTCAGGCGCCGGCAGCCGCGCCAGACTGCTCCAGCGTCCTCGTAGCCGTCGCGATCGCGCCCGCGGTCGCCAGGATCGGGGATCATGTCGTCGGCGCTGTCGATGTAGACCGCCTGTGGGTAGAACGCGACCCGCTCCAGCTGGCGGATGTACGCGCGCAGGTTGGATGGCGTCAGCGTGGCCGGCGGGAACTCCTTGATGACGAGGAACTCACCGTACTTCGCCCCAAGGCCACGGACCTTCTTGCGGACGAGCTTGCGATCCTTCTCCAGCATGTTGATCGACACGCCGGTGAACGAGGCGTCGAGGCGGTCGCAGACCACGTCCTCCGACAGCTCGGTCGTCACGTAGAGCACCTTCGCGTTGCTGTTCACCACGGCGCTGCGCGCCATGAACATCAGCACACCGGACTTGCCAACACCTGATGGCGCGACCACGGTGGTCAGCGACTTCGGCGGAATCCCCTTTGGCTTTAGCTTCTCGTCGAGGAACAACCCGGTCGAGATGCCATCGAACTTGTAGTCCTTCCGTCGTTTGTACCGTTCGGTACGATCACGCACGAAGAAGTGACCGAGGCCGCCGTCGAGAGACATCTGAACGTCGAGGACCTTCTGCAGCTCCTTGTCGACCGACTCGAAGTCCTGCGTGTCGAGGTGATCAATGCTAGATCGGATTGCACGATCGACTGTCTGGTTCTTGATGAACCGGAACAGCTCCTCCTTGACGTAGGAGCGGTCCTTGACCGGCGTGTCGATCGTGTCAACGAGTGCCTTCGCGGCGTCCCGGTTGGCGGCCGTGAGCCGGCCGATCTTGATGTCACGCTCCAGCTCGATCGCGAGCGCGTCCTTGCTGCAGCCAGCTCCATGCTCGCGGACGTAGTTGACGAGCTTCTGCGCGAGCCACCGCAACGACGGTGTGGAGAAGTGCTCGTGACCGAGGTGAAGGCCAGAGGTCGTCGCGAACTCCTGGTCGATGAACAGCACGCGGAGCATCTTCCGCTCGAAGTCCTTGCTGTAGTCGACCTTCCATGACGGATCAGCTACCTCTTCGGCTACGGCGTCGAACCGCGTACGTGGTTTCTTCGGAGTCAATGAACCAACCCTCGTACGCGCCAATACAGACGCCGCCACCAGGTCGCTGGCTTGAGCACGATCGTGTTACCCCGCTGATAGACGATGACGTAGGTCTCGTCGCGCGACTGCACGAGCATACCAACGACGAAGACACCCTCGAAGTGTTCGAGCTGGATGACCTTCTTGCTCACGAACGCCTCCTCTCTTCCCAGAGATCGCAGACCACATCCCACACACCCTTGTGCTGGAGGAACGTGCGCGAGAACTGCTCCGGCTGTTCCGTCATGACCTCGATCGGATCACGACGCTGCACACGCACCAGACCGCGCAGCTGGCGCTCCTCCACGAAGAACCGCTTGCGGTCCTCCTGGTCATCGATCGTCGCGACACGCGCGAGCCGCGTCTCGGAATCAGCCTGGTGCTGCAGGTAGCGGACGCGCGCGGCGAGCGTGCCCATGTGCTGCGGCGATGGGATGAGGAACTTCTTGTGATAAGCGCTCGCGTCACGCCACATCGCGAACTGCGCGACGATGTACTCGCGGGCGTCGGCATCCAGCTCGATGCACGCGGTCGCCGCAGCCATGAATGCACGACGCGACGACTTGTCGACATCATCTAGCGTGTGCGTCGGCATGTGTCGGTTGCGATTGGCCTTCGTCTGAATCGCGACTGCTCCACGCACTGCCTCGTGATAGAGCACGCACAACTCTTGAGCGATCTGCTTCTTGCTCACTTCGTCGCCTTACGGACACGCTGCTTGTACTTGCGAACAGCTCGTCGTTGACACGTTCGACACTCGCGACGCCCATCAGGGTAGACGTAGAGGTTTTCACCAGACAGTGGATGACGACGCGGGCAATGCGTCTTCGCAGCGTTTTTGATCATCCCGAAGACAGGATGTAGTTCATCTTGACCGCAGTGGTCAAGATTAAGGTGGCCAGGAGATGTTATCCACAGCCAATTTTGAAGATCGTCGACGGTCCGTCCACAAGCTGTGGACGAGATCTTTTTCAGGCCACGACCTTGAACCTAACGAACGTGTGCCCACTTCACGCGTCGAATGATCTGACTGATGGTGAAGGCGCTCACGCCATAACGTTTTGCAATCGACTTCTGTGACTTTGAGTGAGCAACGCCTTGTTTTCCGGGTTCATATTCAGCACGAATGCACCGAACATCAGCTTCGGTAAGTTTCGCGTGCGGCGACTCTTCTCCATGCAAGCTGACTCGTCGTCTACGCTTGGTCATGTCGCTCTCGTTGTCCTTCGGCGCCCCCAAGTACAGATGTGAAGGCCGAATGCACGGAGGGTTATCGCATTTGTGAAGAACCCATCTTCCGCTTGGAATTTTACCGTAACGAAGTTCCCAAGAAACGCGATGCGCAAATGCCGCACCCGCTCCTGCAGGACCGCGGCCGATTTGCCCATACCCGACATTTAATGATGCGGTCCAAACCCAGCACCGCGTCTTCATGTGCGGTTGCTTGGGACCAAGCTTATTGACCTTCGGCCAGAAACGCTCTGCGAGCGAACCTCGAATCGTTCGGCTCCTCATCAATCCACTATAACATGAAAGCCTTCATCGGTGTAGAGCGCAAGTCTCTCTTGACTGTGTCGCGAAAGCCACTTGTGCGTCAGGTCGCTGAAGTCGACGACATCGAGTCGGTTGTCGTCCTTCTTCGCGCGGAGACCACGGCCGATCTTCTGCAGCACGTTCGCGGTCGACTGTCCGCCGTCCGCGACGATGAGCGCGCGAATGCTCGGGATGTCGACGCCCTCGCCGAAGATCGGCGACGCGACGAGCACATTGATCTTGCCGTCCGTGAGCCGCACCTTCTGGCGCTCGATCTCCTCGGTCGGCATCTGGCCGTGGACGAACGCGTGCTTCACCTTCCGCTCGCGCAGCAGGTCGCACAGCTTGTCGCCGTGCCACAGCTCTCGCACCAGGATCAACGTAGGCCACTCCTTCTTCGCGAAGCGAGCGGCTCTGCCCGCGATGACTCCGTTGCGTACATCGTTGAGGACGATGCCCTCCTTGTAGACGCTCTGCCAGTCGAGGTCGGCGTCGATCTTCGGCTTAGTGATCTCCACCATGCGAATGGTCGGTATCGCGTTGACGCCGAGCTTGCCCAGCTCCTGGTTGGTGACGAGCGCGACGATCGGTCCGAACGCGGCCTCGACCATGAGGCCCTTGCCGTCCGCGAGCCCGAACGGGGTACCAGACATACCGAAGCGCCATGGCGCGTCGATGCGCTGGACGAGCCGATAGAACGACTTCGCGGAGGCGTGATGCGTCTCGTCGAGGATGAGCAGGTCGATCGTCTTGAGGTACTTCGCGATGATCTTCTTCTGCGCCTCGCCCTGCGTCCGGGTGAGGCTCTGCACGGTTGCGATCGTGATGTGCTTCGGATCGAAGCGGCCATCACCGATGATGCCGATGTGCTCCTCGATCGTGCCGAGGCGCAGCGCGATGCGCTCGCGTGCCTGCTTGAGCAGCTGCTTGGTGTGGACCAGGAACAGGCAGCGGCACTCGGACAGCGCCTTGATGATCGCCGCGGCGATCTCGGTCTTGCCGCCGCCGGTCGCCACGTCAAGCAGGCCATGCCCTCTCTTCAGCGCGCTCCTGACCACGCGGAGCTGGTCGGGACGTAGCTTGATACCGGCGAGCATGCTCGGCGTGACACGACGCTCTCCAGTACCCAGAGGAGGACGCTTGCGCTCGTCCTTGGTCTTCATGACCTTGTAGCCGGCCTCGCGCAGCAGCCTCTTCAGGCGCCGCATGATGCCCTTGGGGAACGTGGAGCCTTCCGCGTAGAACATGTGCCTGCGGCCGTCCCACAGGCCCTGCTGAACGACTGGGTTGAAGTGCGCGCCCTTGGTATCGATGGCGAGCGCATCGTCCAGGAGGTTGACGATGCGCGTGCGCTCCTTCTTGGCCTTCTTCTTGTCCCAGCCCGGATAGCGGAACCTGACCACGCAGCGCACGTTCGAGAGCATCGTCACCGTGGCGCGTCGTTCAGGCTCCGTCACCTACGGAACCTACCCTCTTATCGTTGACAATGTCAACGCTAAGAACCGAAGGCGAACAGCATCACGCGGACCGTTGTCTGGACGCTTGGCGTGCGCGCGATCGACAGCGCCGTGTACGCGATGGTCTGCGAGGCGATGAGCATGAAGCCGTCGACCTCGATCGGAGCAGCCGCACCGGCCGGGCTCGTCAGCTTGGCGATGACAGGGTTGGGTGCCGCAGGCACGCCGGTCGGGAAGCCAGGAGACGGCGGGATGCCGATGTTTGGCATGACCTTGATGACGACCCAGTTCGCGCCGTTCACGAGCGATCCGAAGGTGACCGGCGTGTCGCCATCCGCGGTGAGCGTGTACTCCTCCTCCTTGCGGGCTGAGCACGCCATCTGCTCCAGGACGTCGGCGAGCCACGTCGGGTTCGACGAGCTGTCGACGTTCGGGACGGGCGCCGCGTACCTGAGCCGCCCGGAGAACTGCACGGTGCCTGAGATCGTCATGGATGCCTCCTAGAAGAACACGGTGGTGACGGCTGGCTCGACGACGAACTGCCGGTTGGAGAGCACCTGAGAACGCTTCCCGGTGGCGAGCTGGACCCAGGCGTCGCACCAGTACGACGCGTCGGAGTCGAGACCGGCGGTGTCGGCAGGGTCGAGGAAGATCTGCGCCTGACCCATCGTGGCGCCGGTCTGCGGCACCGTGATGAGGATCTGGCCGTCGACGCCGCCGGCCGTGACGTTCTTCTTGGTGATGATCGCGTTGATGTCTTCGATGCGGTTCTTGGTCGTGAACCAGACCTTGGCACCGGTGAGGTCCACTGGCTGGAGGGTCTTGCTGTCACGCACAGCCAGCAGGAACGTCTTGCTCTCGCCACGGACGACCGTGATGGGTTGCGGTGGAGCCTGCGGGTTCGTGCAGCTCACTTGATGCTTCCTTCGAGGAGGTCGCCCACGACCGCAAGGGTACCATCAAGGTCGCCCTTTGTGGTCACCCCGCTTGCGAGGTCGCCGACCGTGCTGAACACGGCGTCGAGGTCACCTCGCACCAACACGGTCGCCGCCAGGTCGCTGATCGACGTGAGCGTGGCGATGAGGTTCGGCGAGGGAGCGGGCGTCGGTGGGAGAGCCGACGGGAAGTCCTCCGGCCCCAGGAACGGGTCCGGCTGCTTCCAGATCGGCCACGTCTGACGCGGCCACGTCGTGTCTTCGTCGAACGACACGGTCGCGGCTCTGACCTCATCACCGATCGGGACGAACGGGTTGACCCATGGGTCAGGCAACGTCCGGTTGTGGATGAGGACGGGTTCTTCCTCGATCGCGTTGATCGTGAATTCGTGGTCGACGCGGAACGACTGGACGCTCCACACGCGCTCCTTCGTGACGCCGGCGAGACGGTCGTCTTCCTCGACGGTGGTGCGAGCAACCGACTCATCCACGTCGACCAGCGCCAGCGTCGATGTCCCAAGCGGTTGCGTCGGTAACGTGCGGACGTCGTTTTCCTCGACGCGCGTGCGGGCAGTCGACTCGTCCACGTCGACAAGAGCGATGGTCGACACTCCGAGGGGTTGCGTGTAAACGACGTGGAAGTCCTCCTCCTCGACACGTGTGCGAGTGATGGAGTCATCGACGTCAACGAGCGCGACGACCGAGACGCCGAGAGGCTGGGTCGAGTAGACATGGAAGTCATCCTCCTCGACGCGAGTCGCAGGCACGTTGTCTTCCGGGCCGACGAGCACTCTGCTCTCGATCGGGATGAACACCGAGCCGGTGAGCAGAGCGTCGTCGTCGACGATCGCCACAGATGGCACCACGGGTGTCTCTTGGTCGATCGGTGCAACGACAGACGTGACCAGTGGTTGGGTCGGAAGCGTGCGGACGTCGTCTTCCTCGACATGAGTGGACGGAGCGAGCGAATCATCGTTGTCTGCGATGGCAACCTGAGACGTGACCAGAGGCTGCGTCGGAAGCGCGCGGACGTCGTCTTCCTCGACATGAGTGGATGGAACCAGCTCATCGAGATCGACCAGCACAATGGTCGAGACGCCGAGTGGTTGCGTCGGAAGCGCGCGGACGTCGTCTTCCTCGACATGAGTGGATGGAACCAGCTCATCGTTGTTGTCAGCGATCGCGACGACTGACGTACCGAGCGGTTGGGTAGCCGGCGAACGAACGTCTCCTTCCTCGACGGAGAATGTAGTCGTGGTCGCGATCGACTCGTCGAGGTCGACGAGCGCGACGACTGACGTACCGAGCGGTTGGGTAGCCGGCGAACGAACGTCTCCTTCCTCGACTGTGGTGCGTGCGACCGAGTCGTCGACGTCGACCAGCGCGACGACTGACGTACCGAGCGGTTGGGTCGGAAGCGTACGGACATCGTCTTCCTCGACTGGGATCCGCACCGTCGAGTCGTCGACGTCGACCAGCGCGAGCTGACTCGTCACGAGCGGTTGGGTCGGAAGCGTGCGGACATCGCCTTCCTCGACCCGCGTGCGCGCGATCGAGTCATCCACGTCGACAATCGCGACTTGGCTCCAGGTGAGCGGCTGCGTGGGGAGCGTGCGGACGTCGTTTTCCTCGACGCGCGTGCGGGCAGTCGACTCGTCCACGTCGACAAGAGCGAGTTGTGATGCGACGAGAGGTTGGGTCGGAAGCGTGCGGACGTCGTCTTCAGCGATGCTGATGCTTGGAGAAATGACGTCGTCGACGTCGACCAGCGCGAGCTGACTCGTCACGAGCGGTTGGGTCGGAAGCGTGCGGACATCGTCTTCAGCGATGCTGATGCTTGGAGAAATGACGTCGTCGTTGTCGACACGCGCGACCTGACTCATGGTCAGGAGTTGCGTCTGCTGCGGGAAGATCGGGTCGTCGTCGACAGGAGACGTCGCGGCCGGAGTCGGAAGCTCATCGCGATCGACAGGCGCCATGGTCGGCGCGACGTCGAACGGCAAAGCTGGCTTCGGCTGCGCCGCGTCGTCGTCGGGACTGTTCGACTGCGGGATCAGGTACCGCTCGATGCCCGGCTTCGTTACGGTGGTGTGGACGACACCTTCCGTCGTCGAGAATTCAGGGCCGCGATCGGACCACTGACTGCCCGGCTGATTGGCACCGGCTCGGGGACCGATCCGCCGACCGCCGCCGAGCCCCTTGTTGATGCTAGACACGCGTCATCCCCACGCCACGTTGACACCAGCACTCGACGTCGGGCCAGTGGCGGCGATGGGGTTCAGCAACGCGAACGTGAGACATGCACCGTCACGGACGCGAGGGAGCGCGGAGATCTGCTTCACGTAGTCGTGCGAGTACGTGTCCTCCAGCCCGTTGTAGATGGGGATCCACGCGAGTGGGAACCCGAGGATGTAGTTGTTCGACTCGGCCGGCGTGGCGCTCATCGTGATCGAGTCGAGCTGCTTGACGCCAGAGTCCCCATTCTGCAGCGGGACCATCAGGAGGCTGGCGCCAGGTCCGGTGGTGATGTAGCTGAAGCAGGACAACCCTGGGTTGCCATTACCAGGAGCCGTTGCATTGTTCACGGTCGTCATCGTCGTGCCCGGGATAGTTTGCCCAGCCGTGCCGCCGATGCTCGTGTACTTGAAGCTCGTGTAGCTTGTGCCACCACCACTCACGGTGTTGTACATCCCCATGATCTGGAGACCAGGATCACCTGCCGAGATGTAGCGCTGCGCCGGCAGCGTGTTGGTGAACGTCGTCGGCGTTGCAGACGTGACCGTCTGGTCGTACGTCAGCACCATGTCGTACAGCACCATCAACCGTGCCGATGCGGCGACGTCGTCGGTACGCACCCAGGCGCTGATCACGTGCTTGGTCATCGGCGACACGTTCCCGCCGTGCATGAGTGCGCCGAGGGTCTGGTCGTTGCGTTGACGAGCAGTGGCCGCGGTCCCTGCGAAGTCGCCGGCGGCCGGGTACTCGTTGACGCCGAAGTGATGGGTCCAGTCCTGGAGGAGAGTGCCCGTGCTGATGCCCTTGAACCAGAAGGCTTGCCGCATCTGCCCGTTGACCGTGATCTGGCGGATCATGCCGTCGACGGAGTTGAAGCCGCAGAGCAACCCGTTGCGGTCGATCTGCGTCTGCATCCATGGCTTGTGGTGGAACACGTACGAGCAGTGTTCGAGCCATGACCACCCGCACCAGGCGAAGACCCGCCCGCGGTGGAGGATCGGCATCAGGCGAGACACGCCGAACGCGTTCCTCGCGACGAACTGCGCAACGCGCAGCTTGTCGTGGTCGCTCGACCTCGTCTTGCTCTCCGTGTGGGCGCCGACGAGCATCACCCGTGCACCAGCCACAGCTTGCCCTGAACGTCCGCGGCGTTGTTCGACGCCTGCGTCGCGAGGAAATTCAGGCACGCGCCGTCGAACACGCGCTCCAGCGTGAACATGCCGCGCGCGAGGTCCTGCCGGGTGACGACGCTGTTGGATCCCCACATCGTGGCCAGCGGCTTGACCAGCGCGAAGCACACCGTGCCAGTGTTGATCGCCGAGCTGACGAAGGTCTCGATCTTGCGCAGGCCGGTCACCCCGGGACCCATCGGCAGGAACGGAGAGTCGTGGATGGCCGCGCCGATCGCCGGCTGCGTCGCCGACGGACTCGGGATGCCGACCTCCCAATTCACGGTGTAGCCCGGGTTCCAGGTCACGGCAGTGTTGCCGTTCTGGTCAGTGAACGTGACCGTATTGATGTTGGACGCGGTCGCACCCGTCACCGCCGACACCATGACGGAGATGAGCAGCCCGTCCTGACCCGCCGAGATGTAACGCTGGGCGGCCAGCGTGTTGGTGAGCGTCGTCGTCGTGGTGGTGATCGACGCGCCGTCGTACGAGAGCACGCGGTCGTACAAGAACAGCTGCCGGTTCGTCGGAGTCGTGGCGCCGACGACGGCGACCTCCCACTGCGCGACGTGTCTGGTTTCGGTCGCTGCGGGCTGCAGGTACCGATGCTGGATGCCACCGACGGTCGTGTTGTCGAACTGCCGAGCCGTGTTCGCGGTGCCGCTGTAGTCGCCGGCGCCAGGAGACCCACCGCACGGCCAGAAGTCGGTCCAGGCGAGGCCGCCGACGGTGAGGCTCGACGTGGTCTTGTTCCACGTGATCCGCGTGTACTTGCCGTTCTTCGCCTGCTGGTCGAGGTCCGGGTAGCCTTGGAAGCCGCACCACTGCCGTCGCGTGAGCGGCATGTAGTCAGCCCACGAGCCGTCCCACGAGCCGCGGACGAGCCCGACGACCTCGCCGGCGTGGAGGACAGGAACCGCCTGCGGGACCTTCCTACATGCGAGCAGGGCACGCTCGACGGCGTCGTCGACCGCGGACGGGTTCCACCGCGTCTTGCGGCGCGTATGCACGGCCGCTGTCTCTTGCAGCATCACCAGCCTGCCTCCACCCAGCCGTGGTCCATGTGACCGTTGCCGACGTGAGGGTTGTGGAGGAACGACAGGCACGCGTCGTCGTAGATGCGCTTGTTGATCGAGTCGATGCCGAACTGGAACTCCTGGTCGGCCACGGTCGCAGTGCCGACGCCGTCGATGAACAGCGCGTACGGGAACTGGAGGACGAACGCGTTGGTCCCGGTCGGAGCCGCGCTCCACGTGAAGTTGGTAATCGACCTGACGCCCTCGTCGCCGGCCTGGAGCGTCAGGTACGGGTTCGCATTCTTCGTGGACCCGCCAGGGGTCTGGATTACTGCTCGTGCTCCGATCTGCTTCGTTGGTGCAGCGATGGAGACGATCTTCGACAGCGTCGGCGTCGTGACCACGGTGCGCGACGCCGTGCCAGTCTCGTTCACATACGTCAGAACCGTGAGGTTCGCGGCCGTCGCGTTGTGGACCGTGTCCGCCTCGATAAAGATCTGCAGCCCTGGATCTCCGGTCGAGATGTAGCGCGTCGCGGCGAGCGTGTTCGTCATCGACTGTGAGCCAGCTGTCATCGTGCAGGCGTCGTACGAGAGCACGCGGTCGTAGAGCACGAATGCGTCTGGCGACTGCCCGGTGCCGTTCGCGTAGGCCAGCATCGAGGCACGCGTCAGGTACTTGATCGCCGGAGTGACGTTGCCGCCGGTGTACAGCGCACCGGCCGTCGAGCCAGTGAATTGACGAGCTGTGAGCGCCGTGCCGGACCAATTACCTGCCTGCGGGTACCCGTCGAGGCCCCAGAGGTCGTACCAGTTGTCGATGACGTGCGTGCCGATCGCGGCCTTGGTCCAGTACTGAGCCCAATGCCTTCCGCTCGTCTTCTGGACGACCGCTTGGTCGTAGTCGACATACGGGTGGTCCTGACCACAGCGGATCAGCGTGCGGCCACGGACGGGATCTCCCTTGACGTCGCCGACGTGCCTGCCACGTGAGATGACGGCGACCCAGACTGGAGTGTCGCGCCACAACCACGCGGCGCGGCTGAGCGCACGCTGCTCGTCGTGGTCGCTGTGTCGGGTCTTCGACCGCGTCCGGATCGCAGCGCTATGTGCGCCGGCGACTACCACCCGAAGCGGTTCCCACCTTGGAGCGTGTACGCGGTCGTCGCTACCTGGTAGCTCATGAGCGACAGGCACGCGCCGTCGAAGATCTGCTCCAGCTCGCTGATCTGGTAGACGCAGTCCTTCTCGACCGGGATCGCGGCGACGGGAAGGATGAGGTCGGTCAGCGGGTGCATGAGCACGAGCGTGAACGTGCCGGTGTTCGCGGCGCTCGGCGTGTAGTCGTTGACGAGACGGCAGCCGGTGTCGCCGATCGCGAGCGGCATGAAAGCACCCCACGTCGGGGTCGCCGCCGACGACGGCGCGATGACGATGGCGCCGAGGGTCGCGGTGGGTGCAGCGCCCGAGACGACGATCGACACCGTCGGTGTGGTTGGCATCGTCTGGAGCGTCGTGCCAGCCTGGTTCGTGTAGCGAAGCTGCGTGATGTTCGTCGCCGTGCCACCATTCACCGTGCAGACGCAGAAGACGATCAGGAGACCTGGAGCGCCGGCGTTGTAGCGCTGCGCGGTCAGCGTGTTCGTCATCGTCTGGTTGACGGCCGCAGCATACGGGTTCTGGTCGTACGA